ACGTATCAAGAGCGGAAGATCCGCCTGGCCCAAACTGAAGCATGCTCGCGTCCAATTCCGCCTTCGGGTTAGCATCACCCGCGACTTTAAGTCGCAAATATCCGTATAAGAAAGAGTAGAGTGAATGGATTTCCTTCCAATGCGCTGACTCAGCCCCCAATATCCCGTATTCATTATCGCCAGGAACAAACTGATGATCAACAGAAGCAGTCCCGGCCTTATTTCTAGTCCGAAACTTGATTATCGCTGCGGAATCATCAAACGGCCCCAGAAACTTCGGAGAGATCCAGCCAGTTACCTTATCCCAGCCGCCCTCATCCTCGCTTGGCCATTGAGCTCCTGTCTCGTCGCCAGTTTCATGACCCGTGTGATGCGCACCCATGCCTCCGCCATAATTAACGCTTGGAATCCCCTTCTTCCCCAGCTTTGTTCTCGCCAGCTTTTCAACTGTGACCGTCGTCGCCCTAAGGCCGTACAAGTAATCTGCAAGTTGCGGCGGGATTTTACCCAGCTCATAAATTACTTCAAAAGTTTGGACTTTTGCGTCCACATTGTACTCCACACTTTCAATGCGAAAATCCGAATCAACGTTCTCGTTTGGCAACTCAACATGAATCTTATCCGCTGGCAAGGATGGTGTAAGGCCATAATCGATTACCGTACTTCGCAGAGTTAGGTATTCAGCAGGATTCTTGAAATAACCCAGCAGAGCCTTAGCGCGTAGATCACACTCGTTATCGCTTACAAGTTCCTCATCAGTCTCGGTGAGCTCACGGAGACCGTATGCGTTCTGGCTTGGGACATCTTCTCGGACCGCTGCATATCTTCGACCGCCAAAATAGAGGGCATCAATCCAGAAGTAGCCGGACCCAACACCGGAAAACCAGCAGTCAACCCGCACTTTCTTGATCTGCGTCCAGTCGAAGCCCGGATCAACAATCCAATCACCCTCGTTCCCAAGGCCTACTTTAAGGTCTGTTTTCCGCCATTCACCCGGAGCGATGTTAATGTGTTTCCAAACAGCCTTATCCGCGGTATCCCAGAGGCTCACGTCTACATCGCCCCGGAAAGCATTCTGCAAAGCAGCGAAGAAACTCAGAATCGGGTACAAGTTGGCGTTAACTTCTTTCCCAGCATTCAGCGTGAAAATTCCCCCCTCGTAATAGGCTTGAACGCCATGAACTTTGATGCTTCCTGTCCCCTTCACCTTGGTGCCAGTGTCAAAAGTTACTGGGTCCCCGCCAACTGAACTCCAAACGCCATCTGCAGGCGTTACGCTTTCTGTCCAGGCATCCTTGTCCAAGGGCACGCTTTTGTCTGCGAGCCCGTAAATCATGATTTTGTTTCGGACCCTGTGAATGTCCTTGCGGTAGTCGCTAACTTCAATCTTATCGGTCAAATCGACAAGCGAGCTACGGCTATTCTTCTTGAAAAACTCAAATTTGCCGTCTGGCGCCACGATGAAATCAAAACCGATGACGCCGTCTTTGTCGGAACTTTCTGCAATGTACTTGATGATGTCCCAGACCGGTGTGTCTTCGTACTCCAAACTTGTGTAAGTTGTATCAGTGTCTTGGATGAGCTCTGCGCTATCCCGGGTGTGGCTTAGGCCCACATAGTTATCGATCAGATCTTTGACAATTGCTTCGCCCTTCTGGTTTGTGTACTTTTTCGTGACCACGCGGCGAAAGAGTTTCTCTCCCCAACACCGACCAGAAACAACAATATAATGTTCTTCAGGGTTGGGAGATTCACACTTGATGCTTTCTACTCTGCATGTGATTATCTGCGGAACATTCGAGCCCCTGCCAATATCAATGTGCCCGTCCATGCCCACGTTAATCGGAGTTGCTCCCCCAGGGCTGTACTTTTTGTCCCAATTCTGCAGAGTCAGTTCGAAGCTGCTGACTTCCTTGGTGCAGCCCAAGTGAACTCGAAGATCAACAACATCACCTTGCGGTGGAGTAACAGCGCCGAAGACAATCGCACATTTAGGAATGTCAACGCTCAAGGAAAACACACTCGCGCGCTAGATGTCAGGACATGACATGACAAAATGTCGAGAGGAATCATGTGTGAAACTCCATTTTCTCTTGTTCCTTTAACCTTTGAAGTGCGTATTCCACGGCGTGAGTGCGATTGGCAAACCGTTTCTTCTTTATCATTCCATCAATCCAAGCCAGAAGGTCAAGCTCAAGGTCCATGCTAGTCTTCATTTACTCGACTCCTCGGCGATACATACTCTCTTCGCCTGCTCTCTGAATCCCCCTGGATCGGGTGGGCATCTCAGCAGCTGCCGCACTGAAGTCCTTGATGCCGCTTGTAGCAGCGTTCATTTGGCTAGCAAAATATGCCATAGCAGCCGCGGCGCCAATGATCACTCCTATTCCGACCCCTGTCAAAGCAAGAAACGTTGCGTGACTGATGTTCAACGCGTTTTGAGCGGCAACTGCAAGCCATGTAGCAGCGGCTTTGATCTTATGCGCTATGGACGTGGCGATACTCGCGCTCGCATTCGCCGTCTCAGCTGTTGTATTAATCGCGATAGATGCAGTGTGGCCAGTCGTGACTACCGTCATGTACGATTTCAACCTGATCATCGCAGAAATCACGGTGATGACAGCCAAAATCGTTCTAGCCCACTTCGCGCTTTCCTTGTCAACAATGCCGAAGTCTCCTGCCAAGCTTATCACTCCAGAGCCAAGAGCCGTGACAGCCGTGAAGGATCTCGCAACCGTAGTTAGGCTTACAGTGGTTGAAGTTGCCTGTTTCTCTAATTGAGTAAAACCCGTTCCAGAAGCCTCAACGTTCTCTCCCATTTCCAACGCTGAAACTCCCACCTCGCCGAAAGTAGCCTTGGCACCTTCAAAGCTCGAAACGTCAATTAGCGGAACGGTTAGAGGCTCTATCGGCGCGAAAGTGACTTCTATAGGCGGAATCTCAATCGGCGGAATAAGTGGGATGTTAATGGGCGCAAACATGATTTCTGCTGGTGGAACATCGATCGGCGGAATAAGTGGCGCCTCGACTGGGCCAAAAGTAACTGTTATAGGCGATGCTTCAATCTCACTTTTCACGCGAGCAGCGTCTTCCGCGATCCGGTTTATTTCTGGACTTGCGAAGTCTTCTGCGTGAATCGCCATTTTTTGGCTTGAAACCTGAGCAGCCATGGCGCCAGCGTCACTTGCGACTCTGGAAAACTCTGCGCTCGCCAAATTCTGTGCGACTATCGATATTCCTAATTCGCTAAAACTCAACGAAAACCAGCCTCCGCTTTCGCTGCGTCAATTGCTTCTTTCACTATCTGTTCAAGCTGCGGAAGATGAGCCTGAATTGACGGCCACAAGTACGGTCTAGCACGCATATACCTTGTGCCTAACTCAACAAACAAGGCATAGGTTGCCTCAGCTCCAATATTGACAACCCATTCTTTGACAACAGCATAGATCGAACTGCGCAAGTATCCCGTTCTGACCGGAGCCCTCCGCATAGCCTCAGCTTTGACGTCAGCAGCCCAACTGACAAGCTGCCTATACACATACGTCTGGATCGCTGACTGAAACATGCGCATGGCTGCCTGAAACTCTCGAACACCCTTAACATTACATGAAACTTCAATGGCCATGGACTTTCGCCTCGCGCTTTGCCTTTTGAACCTCTTCCTCGGTTTCTCGATCTACCTCGCCGAGAATTGTCAAGAACTGCTGGACTGTCTTGGCTGGCTGTCTTGCGAGTTGATCGGGGGTCCATCCGAACTCTTTGCAGAGTCGGAACTCGGTGAGGGCTTGGTTTGGCTTTTTTCGTCTGATTGCCCGGATAAAAAAGCAGTCTCTTCTTTTGAAACATTGCACAGCTTGTTTGCGACTTTGCTGAGTAACTCGCCTAACTCGATCGGGACGCCGTCTGATTCGCTGAGCAACTTTTCAAGTGTTACGGGCTTGTTTTCCGGCTGCTCCTTAAGGCTTGCAATTATCGTTTCAGCCTGGATCGCGAGAAAATCACTCGTCTCAACCTGTCCGGAGACCCTGCTGTACTTCGTGTACTTCTGAATGATCCGGTTTCGCTTTGCCCAAGTAATCTCGCCGAACACGTAGTGACCAGCATAT